TTGTTAAATGTAATGAAGAACTGATTCAGGATCACCTATGGTCCCTAACACTTCATCATCGTTTAGTATTCGCACTTCTCCACCTTCAATCGGTAAACGTGAACCAGCATATCTGGCAAACATTACCCAATCTCCTACTTTGCACCACGGCTTACCAAATTTTTCTTTGTCAGCGTATGCAAGATCTCCCATTTTTAAAACATAACCACAAGTAGTTGCGATTCTAGCTTTATCTAATTGTTCTTGAGAGAATAAAATTCCACCTTTAGTTTTTTCTTTTGGTGTAAAAGGTAAAACTAAAATTCTATATCCAACCGGTTCTGGTAACTGGTCTTCTACATCTTTAATATTTTTTTCGTCTAATCTTATTGCGTGAGGCTCTTCTTTTTTTTCAGCTTCGTATTTGTCTTGAAGACCTAACTTAATTTTTGGTACTTCCTTGTCCGATGTCGATAACGTTTCCTTGCTCATTTTTTTGCTCCTTTGGTTTTAGCAGGTTAGAGATTTCCTGTAATGTTAATTGGTAAGCGTGTGCTTGTCCTAGCATATACTTATATTTTTCCATACTGTCAACCCCACCAGTAATCATACTGTCTCCAATTTGTTGTAGAGTTGCATTAAGTATTTTCTTAAGTTTATCTATTACTAATAAATCATCCATTTTTTCTCTTCCTTTTCTTTTTTAAAAGTTTAACTCTGGTATGCCAGCACCATTCAGTAATTTTTATAACACCTGTTTCTACACAAGAGATTGCATCATCTAATTTAGCAAAACATTTATAAATAAACCTATCTAGCATTTCCATCTTTTTCTAGCCTGACGTAGTCTAGAATTAGGATCTTTTGCTGCTTTAGGAAATTTCTTCATTTGACCTGCACTTCTTGCGCAGTATGATTTTCGCCTTTTAGCGGCAGCGGACCCTTTCTTAACTTTACCAGTCACAGCTGTTTTTAGTTTTGAACCGGGATTTTTTCTTCTATAGGCAGCGACACCAGCTCGTGTCATACCTGCTCCAGACTTTGTAGATCTAAAGTTCTTTTTATTTCTGGCAGGCATATTATCTTGTTTTCTCAAACTATACCTCCCGCACTCATTTTTTTACGTTTTGTAAATGTTGCAACGTTAGTTGGTTTTGGACCTTTGTTAGATACTGCTCTTTTTCGTTTGACAGCACTCGCCTTTTCTCCACTTGTCATTCGTGTGGCTTTTGCAAGTGGGACGCATTTTGGATATTTCCTCTTTGAGCCTTTGCTTCTCCCACAAGGTTGATACTTCCCGTTCTTCTTCGGAGCCCCAATGTCCACCCATTTTTCGTCCAACCATTTTTTTAATCCACTCATTAAACAACTTTGGTAACTTTACGTCTATTTTTCATAATACCACCACAACCTTTAGCAATACCACCTTGTGAATAACTTGATACTGCTTTTCTTGATTGTGAGATTTTATTTATAGAACCACCGTCTGCTTTTTTAGTACGACCAACTTTGCCCTTACAATATTTAGATGCCCAAATATTAGCGTACGCCGAAGGATACACGTCAAATTTTTTCTTTGCAGCAGCTTTACCGGCTGGACATAGTTTAGCCATTACTTCTTCCTTTTTTTAACTCGTCCACCTTTTTTCATAAAACCCATTTTATTTCTAACAGGTTTAGGAAGCTTACGTAGACCTTTTCCTTTTTTACCTTCTGGTACTGGTTTCATTTTTATTCCTTATTTATTTATTTTGCCAGATTTTTTAGCTTTAGAACCAAACTTACCATAAGACTCATCTCTTGAATCTTTCAATTGTTTTTTAGTTCTTTTCTTTTTTATTCTCATAGCAATAGACTCATCTTTTCTATCTTTGTAACCCTGTTTCTTTTTCTTTTTAACAGAACCACCTTTTTTGTACATTGCTCCACCACTCATACCCATATCGTCTTTGTAGTAACCAGACATCATATCTTTTCTAGCGTTAGACATTCCGCCCATTGCTTTTTTTACTCTGCCACCAACCTTCATTCCTCTAGGTTGTGCAACTTGAGTGTTATATCTTGGATTTGCCATTATTTTTTTCCTCCGTTGTTTCTAAATATTTGTGTACCCTTTATACCATATATGCTCGCAACGACAAGGATCCACAAATTTGTAAACCAACTAGGGAGTGCTGCGAAGTGTTCGAAGAACACGTTCACTTTGTCCATAGCTGATGGATCGTCACTTACAACTGCCCAGGCCAAAATTGCTATTGGCGCCGAGAGAATTAATAAAACCGCCTCGTCCTTCCAATCTGATTGACGGGCTTCTAAAAGTTTTCCTTGGTAAGCTTCTTTTCCTTCTGCCATACGAGAAGCGTGCATAAGCTGTGCATCAGACATAGCTATCTTTGTCTTCTGCTTGTTAGCATAGATCTTACTTCCAGCAGAGACGGCTAATTTAATTGCCGACAACCACATATTAGTACCAAGTTGCCTTTACAGGTCTTTTATCTGGTCTCATACGTCTTGTACCTTTTACATCCACAGTTTGTGAAGTGTATGGGTCAGTCATTTCGACTGGAATTCCACCTTGTTGCTCACCTTTTGAGTTTGCACCAAGTTCAGGAACAACTTTTACGTTGTCTCGACCATTTTTTTTATTTTTAACCATAATGTTTCTCCTTAATTTGGTTTATATCTATTTTTTTGGAAAGTTTCTACCAAAATCGTGAATTTTACTTTGGTCAGCCATTGATTGTTTTGCTAAAGACACTCCAGCACGCAATCCAGCAAGATCTGCCTCTTGTTCAAGTTTTGCTTCTTGATTTTCTTGGTTCATCATTGCTTTCATCTTATCAAGATCCAATCTTTCTTGACCTTCTTCTTCTTTTCTTTGATTTTCTTGTGCTCTAAGATCAATTTCTCTACCTTTTAGTCTAAGTAGAGGGTCTCCACCAAATTCACCCATAATTTTTTCTTCTTCTTTAGCAAAATCTTCCTGCATTTCTGCAATTAATTTCGCTTTTCTAGATTCAATTTGGTTTGTAATCTGTTGTAGACGTTGTTGTGCCTGCATAACTTGTGGATTTTGCATCATACCTTGTGCCATTGCAGGATTTTGCGCACCCATCGCTTGCATCTGTTGTTGAATCATTTGTACTTCTTGTAATTCTTCTACAAATTCTAATTGTACTTGCTCTTGTGCCATTAAACTAATGTGCTCTAATATATTTTTTTGTAAAGCAGCCATTGCACCAGGATTATTTTGTGTTTGATTTAATCTCATAAAGTTTAAATGCGCATCGATGTGAGCTTTGTGGTCTTGACCAGGAAACGCTTGATATGGTTTCATACTCATTGCCATAATATGTTCTAATGCTGGGTCCATTGGCATTGGTGCTGCAGGTGGTGGTAGAATTGCATTAACATTTTTTACCCCCAGCGCGTCATACATAGATCTATATGCTTGATACAGATTATGTATTCGAGGATTTGATTGCGCCAGTTGTAATTGAGATTGAGCTAACGATATTCTTTGCGTCTGTGAGAAGATGTTTGGATCTGCTACAGGTAATATATCGACTCTATCATCAAAATCTTGAACTTTGATTTCTCTAGATGCACCAGGTACATCATAAGGATAAACAGGAGGTAAGTATGATTTAAATACTTCTGCTAATAATTTAAATTCTTGTTTTAAACCTACGTATAATCTTTTGTGAATTGCTGACATCACCCGCGATCCACGTTCCAATAATGCAACAGTCGTACCAACTGCAGCGGCTTGGTTCATATCACCCACTTGTGAATCTGCGATGCTCGCGAATCGCTGGCCCGCGGAAACAACTACACCCATTAACTGAAGTAAAGTTGCATCCGGGCCTTTGAAGGGTAGAGTCATAAACTGATCCTTGATGTTTCCACCGGGAGCGTCTACGTCTCTAAACTCACCAGGCTGTAGAGGTTGAGCGTCATCTCTGACTCTAATGCCTCTGGATTTAAATCCTGCTGGTAAGTTAGCTAAAGTTCCTGCATCAAGTAATTGTCTTAATGCTGCTGTTGCAGTTCTTGTTAATCCACCAATCATATGGATTAAACCGAAACCATAGAAACCAGTTCCTGGTAAAAATTTAAACTGCACAAAGTAATTTATTTTTTTCTTTAACGGATCGTTTTCTTTATAGTTTCTTCTTATAGATAAAATTTTATTATTAGATTGAGCAATTGTTACAACGTATGGAAGTTTAATTCCTGTTGGCTCACCAGCTTCATCCATATCTTCATAACCTTCTAAGTCAAGATCGGTATGTATTTCATAAAGAACAAATTGATCTTCTTGACCATCTTTAGAAATTCCTTCAAGTTCTAATTTTTTATCTTGTAATTGATTTTCAGTTACAGGAGGATTTCCTAATTCTATGTCTCTATAAAATCCACCAACCTGTTGTTTTCTTAATTCGTTTTCTGACATTTTAATAACGTGAATAACTGCCTCTGCATCATCTAAAGAATTTGCAGAGTAAGGTACGATTAAATCTTCTGCTGGTACAAATTTAGAAACCGCTCTACCTAAAAGATCGTCGTAGTAAACTTTCTTAAAGGTAGATCCGGATAGAGGTAAATAAAATAACATTTGATCAAACTCTGGTTCATACTCTTTCATCTGATCCATAATTTGATAGTTCATAAAATCTTTAACACGTTTAGCTTGCTCTTCTTTAGGAACATTTGCATCTCCCATAATCTGAGTTCTAACCGGTCCGTCGGATGGTAATAATTCTTTGTAAGCTTGAGCTTGAAATTGTGTAACTGCTTCAGCAAGCACAGGGTGATTAACACCACTAGCTCCTCTGAAAGGTTCTGTTCGTCTTTCGTATTTAAAACCTAAAAGTTCTAAACCGTTTTTATAAGTATCTTCCCAGTCTCCACGAGACTCTTTGTATTCATTGTATTGCTCTACCATTTTAGAACCCAAAGGATCTAAAATTTCTTCACCTAAAAATTCTGCAAGGTTTTCAAAATGGTCTTCACCTCCTTCAGGAGATGCTGCCTTTGGATCAAAAGAAACTTCTGCTCCACCTTCTTCAGTCATTTCTACTTCAACAGGTCCGCCTTCAGTGTCAATCTTTTCAATATCTTCTTTAATTGATTCTTGAATTTCTACTTCACCTGGAACTTCGACAGTTGTTTTTGTATTCGGTAATGGTTTATCTATTTCGGCCATTTTGCTAATCTATCCTCTTTTGTTAAATGTTTCAATCACTTCTTCTAGAAGTGCTGTGTTCTGTTGTTTTGGTTCTTCTATTGGCATTGGATTTAATTTAGCCCATTGTAATATCTCTGCTTGTGTAGCAGGTGTATCATCTGGTTTTACAATTGCACCAATTATTTCGTTGTATTCTAATTTCATTATATTTTTTTAAAGTCTACGTCTATTTGATTATAATCTATCATCATATAACCATTAGAGTGTTTAACTGATGCCCAAGGTACTTCGTGAGCCATCGCTCCTTGATAAGTTGTTGGACTATCTTTGTAATTAAATTTATAAATGTTTATGTTAGATGGTGACTTACCTATTAACTCTACATTTTCTTTTAATCTAATATCACTGAAACCTAGATCTGAACTTCTATTATCTCTAGATCTTTGGCTGCTGCCGCCGTAACCACCATCTCTAGAATTATCTCTATCAGATCTGTAATTACCTGCGCCACCACTAGTTGTAAAACCGGTTGTTGCTTTTTGTGCATCTACAATAGTTTGTCTTCTAGCTAACTCTCTTTCTCTTGCAGCTTTTTCTGCAGCAGCAATTGTTGCTGCAGCGTCTCTTCGTTTTTTAGCTGCAATTTCTAAATCTTGTTGTCTTTTTCTATCGATTGAATCTTTTTGTTGTCTATTTAATTTTTCAACTGCAACTCTTTGTAAGTAAGCAGGTAATTGTTTTGCATAAAAACTGTTTATAGTTTTCATTTTATCTATATCTAAATCATCAATATCAAAATCACCTAATCCTCTTTCTTTAAAAGTTCTTTCAAAGAAGCTTGTTAAATCTCCAATTTTATCTTCCATTCTATTTGTATAATCTCTTGTAGTATCCCCTGTTAGTCCTAGGAAGCCATCTTTTCTATCAAAAGTTGCTAACCCAAATTCATCTCTTGCACCTGTGTTTCCAAAGCCTGCACCATCAACTGTGTATTTACTTTGTAAACTTTTATCTCCTGCTGGTCCAAACATTGCTTCTAAACCTCTTTTAGCAGTTCCAACATAAGGAACCATATTTAATAACTGACCTGCTTTACCAGGTACTCTTGCACTTGCAAAATTAGAAGGTCTTCCAAAAAACTGACTATAATTATCATATTGTGATCTTATCATATCTCTATTAAGACCCGGCAATCCTTCAATATCTTTTGTCATAAAACCTAATTCAGCAGGGCCTCTAGGTGAGATACCAGTTGGTGTTCTAAATTGTGAAAGTTGTTTTCCCGGAACACTAGTAAATGCATCTATAGTTTTTCCAATAAATCCTTCAGGAGATTTTTTAGGTTCGGCATCATAAAAACTCATTCCAAGTGCTGCAGGATTAATTTCCATTTTTTTACCTGGACCAAAATTTCTAGCATCCATATTATATTCTCTTTGATCTACTGCTGAATAAGGTTGTGGGTCTGTAATTCCTAAATTAGCACTAACACTTGGAGTAGATGAATCTGGTGTTGTCCCTGAATCTGCAGTTGGTAATTCATACCCCGCTTCTTTAATAGCGTTTGCTATCTCTTGATCTGTGAAAGACTGATACGCTTTCATAGAATTGTAAATACCTAACGCCGGTCCTTCTAACGCCGGTCCGCCCATAAAGAAATTTTTTCTTGGTTTCTTTTCTTCGAATAAAACTTCAATGCCTATCGCACCGCCGTCCGCTCTTCGTCTTCTTTTAAAAAACTTTTCGTAATTAAACTTTGGTTTATCTGGATCATAATTATCTTTTAAATCTTTATCTGCAATTCCCATATCTTCAACTTCTCTAATAACACTACCTCTAATATCTACAGCAGATCCTTCAGCATCTGGACTTGAATAGTTTCCTCTACCTGCACGAGCTCTACGAATTGCTTCTTTGATTCTCATTGCTTTTTCTTTACCAGATATTTTTTTAGGTTTCTCTTCGACTTCTACATCTTCTGAAACTTCTGATACCTCTTCATCATCTTTACTAGATTTATTTTTCAAAACATTTGCAATACCTTGAGAAGGCATTATCATTTGAAAAATTTTCATAGATTGTTCGGGATTTTCTTTAATATAATCGTTGACCATATCTGAAGCTTTGGCGATACCTAATGTGGCAACCGAAAGGCCGATGGCTTCTGCAAATGGGATAACTAAAGGTGCTGCTAATATCATAATTAATAATACGTTCTTTCAACTTGAGGTAATGAATCCTCTTTGTAATCTTCTGGATGCGCCACGAACCCTCCTTGTCTAAAACGCATTA